TGGGTGGCTAATATTAGAACCACTGAAGTTACATACGCCTAAAGGAGATAAACTAATGGCTATTTCAAATGATATAACGGCTGAAAACAGCCAATATGGTATTGCCTTTAACGGCGCATACTACCGCATTATAACCGCAGCTATATCACGGCAACGTGAGAGTAACCCTAAGTTTTCAGTGATGCTTGACTTGTCAGCGTATGCGACATCAACGCCTACAGATGACACTCGTGAGGTAGACTTTAAACGTTATAACGCGCCACTTGATGACATCAACGCAGCATCGGGTGATACGTTTCTAGATAAGTGCTATGCGTGGGTCATGGCTCAATCTGATATGTCAGGATCATCAGCGGTATAATATATAAGGGAGTCATCAAATGGCAATTACTATAAACCATCAAACAAATGACATTAGTGCCACGAGTGGAGATATGACCATTGATGGCTCCTCCCTCGTTACTCAAGGTGACACATCAACGGCGAGTATGTCTTTCGTTATTGATGAAGATAATATGGTCTCTAATTCAGCAACAAAAGTACCTACACAGCAATCCGTAAAGGCTTATACAGACGCATCTGTAAGCGGATTGGTGGACAGCGCACCTTCTACATTAGACACCTTAAATGAACTAGCTGCGGCGCTTGGTGACGATGCTAACTTCAGCACCACTGTTACAAATTCTATCGCTGCAAAGATGCCTCTTGCAGGGGGTACGTTTACGGGTGATGTCACTTTCGATGGCGCTTCCTACAACGTTGTATGGGATAAGTCTGCCAATTCTTTAAGATTTGCAGACAACGCTAAGGCTGTTTTTGGAGACGGATCAGACGCATCAATCCATTGGAACGGGAGTGCCTTAGAATTTTCTTCTGAACTTGGGGATGTACTTATTCGTGGCAACAACGAAATAAAACTCCAAGCCCACACAGGTGAAAATTTCTTTGTTGGCTTATCTAACGGTGCATCTACACTTTACTATGACAATAGCTCTAAACTGGCGACTACGACTAGCGGAATTTCAGTCACAGGCAGTGCAACACTAGATAACAATGGCACACTATTAGACTTTAGCCGTGTCGGTGATGCAGTGGCGGGGCAGCTAAAGTACGTCGATGCGGATACTGGTTTCCATTTTGGGACAACTACTAATCACGATTGGTATGGTATCTCGAATGATACTAAGCGGTTCAAGGTAGACAACGCAGGGGATGTTAGTTTCTACGACACCTCTGGGAACGCTAACTTTTTCTGGGATGCAAGTGCTGCATCGCTTGGCATCGGCACAAGCAGCCCCACGCATCTTCTCCATGTTCGAAATTCTTCGGGCAATGGCTCAATGTCTGTTGGTAGCAGTGCAGGTTTAGAAATAAGCCACGACAACTCAGGTAGCACTACTCAAAGAATAGACAGTCTGTACCGCACAACTAGCGACGATGCTAATTTACAGCTTCGGACAGGCACACTTACTATACACACTGGTGCGTCAGATACTGAGCGTATGCGCCTGAAATCCGATGGGACGCTCATGGTCGGCACAACCGTCAACCAATACGGCCTGACCAGTGGCGGTGATACTGGCATGGTCTATCGCGCGGGTGCGTCTTTAGATGTTGCTAGAGACAACGCTCCTGTTGTGTATCTCAACCGTTTAACAAGTGACGGTGAATTCATTGTTTTCAACAAGGATGGAAACGATAAAGGCGACATTAGTTGTAGCGGAGATAACTTTAGCTTTAACGCGCGGAGTTCCGTTGGCAAAGCGCAAATCAAAACCCACGATGGAAATGAGGGCATCTCTTTAGACCCTAGCGGTTCGATTAAGTTTGAAACGGCAGGGGCAGAGAGGATGCGCCTTGAAGCTGATGGCGACCTTCACGTTGATGGTAACGTCATTGCCTACTCAACCACAATCTCTGATGAACGGCTCAAAGAGGACATCAAGCCAATCGAAGGCGCACTTGATAAAGTCGGTCAGCTATCGGGCTACACGTTTACTTACAAAGCAGATGGCAAACAGAGCGCAGGGGTCATTGCCCAAGAGGTCGAGGCGGTTCTTCCAAGCGCAGTTACAGAAAGTACACTGCCCTTAAAGACCGACGATGATGTTGAATACAAAACCGTACAGTATGACCAACTTCACGGCTTGCTTATCGAGGCCATCAAGGAACTGAAAGCTGAGATTGAGGAGTTAAAGAATGGCTCTGCAAAGTAGTGGACAGATTTCATTAAATGATATTCACGTTGAGGCAGGGGGTTCCTCTGGTTCAGCGTGTGAAATTAATGACAGTGACATCAGGGGGCTTATTAGTAAGTCCTCTGGCGCACAGATGGCTTTCAACGAATGGTATGGTGCAAGTTCGTCAATCACAGCAACCTTGCGCCAAGGCTCGACAAGTTCAACTTCCTTTACTCTTAGCGGGTTGAGTTCAAGCGCAACAACTCTCATTGCAGGGGTCTATTTTTGGCATGAAGATGTCTATGGGCAAGGCAGTGCGCCTGTACCAAGCGTAAATGGTAGCAATATGACTAGGGATATTTACCGTCACGCAACGTACTCAAATGAAACACAGTATATTTCATTTTATAGATACTACATTGGAACATCTACTTCCGTAACAATGGGTAGAAGTGGTGCGCCGACAGGTGGTTGGAATAGTCAGGGTATGGGTATTTGGGAAGTCACTGGAAATCCCAGCATGCCCCAAAATCAACAAGGGTCAGGTAACTCCCTTACTCAAGGCGGTAATGCAGGGGATGCTGTGTTTGTAGGAGCTTGTCACAACTGGTCAAGCCCCTCTAACATTTCTAACTTAGACAACCAACAAAGCGCAGGGCAGCACAAGTATGGCGTGGATATGAAATCGTCTAGTGGAAGCGTGACCTACTCAACCTCTAGCCTGACAGGCGGCATGTGCTGCGTCAGATATACACCATAGGAGAAAATCATGGCGACATGGAAAATTCACGGCGTGGTTCTTTCCCAAGACCAGAGCCAAATTGTGCAGACAAATTGGGAAGTTGTTTTATCTAATGGCTCATCAATGGGTTCAGCTAATGTTTCACCGCAAGCACTTGATGTAAGCGAAGCTGCTTTAATTACAGCAACAAAGGCAGCGCTAGGTTCAGATCAGGTTGCGGCTATGGAAGTAGAGCCAGATACATCCTCTGACAATCTGCATCGCGCCTTTCCAATCCTTACGGCAACTCAAGATGCTGCAAGGGTTGCACGAAACAAGCGCAATGCTTTGCTTGAGGAAACAGATTTTTTCGCTTTGTCAGATGTTACAATGAGTGATGAGATGGAAGCATATAGGGTTTCGTTAAGAAATATCCCGCAGCAAGAAGGTTTCCCAAGCAGTATCTCTTGGCCTTTAAAACCTTAAATATATGAGTATAAGTCCCTTTAGTAGGGAGCTTAATATTTAAAAGTGAGGACAAAAAATGTCTACAGAAGAAGAAAATATTTTAACCATCAACGATAATGAATACAAAATCGATGAGTTAACTGACCATCAAAAGATTTTATTATCTCAAGTTTTAGATTTAGATAAAAAGATAGCTGCTGCTAAATTTAACCTAGATCAAATATCAGTAGCTAAAGATTCGTTCTACAATCTTCTAACTGCATCTTTAGAAAGTAAAGAAGAATAAAAATAATAAAGTAAGGTGGAAACTATGGATCCAAATGATAGTTGGCATTTAAGTAAATCAGTGCCTATTTCTTTTATTTTAGGAATTATAGCTCAGACGGTCGCACTCGTCTGGTACGTGTCAAGTTTAGATAACAATATTGATAATAATAGTAAACAGCTAATACGTCATGAAACACGTATAGAAGCCTTAGAGAAAGTAGTTCAACAGCAAGCCGTCACATTAGGGCGCATGGACGAAAATATAAAAGCTATCCGCCACTCTGTGGAAAAGATGGCGAATAAGGATACAGAACAATAGAAGCCCAGTGAGGACAACAAATATGAAGAACGCATACCAAGGCCCTGAACTAACCATCTCTCAAGAAATCGATCAAATGAAGTATAGACAAGCAGACGAAACCTTCCATGATAAGGTTATACGTATCGCTGGAGCTTTATGTGATGATGACCAACATAAGGAATACTTAGAAAGTATTTTAGGTGAGATGAGATTCCTACCAGCTGGACGAGTACAATCAGCTATTGGTTCACGTCGTATTACAACAGCGTACAACTGTTTTGTAAGTGGTACGATTGATGATAGCATGGATACTATTATGCAACGAGCTGGAGAAGCAGCAGAGACTATGCGTCGAGGCGGAGGTATTGGTTATGATTTTTCACAACTGCGTCCATCGGGGAGTAAGATTAAATCCCTTGATTCCTCAGCGTCTGGGCCCGTATCTTTTATGGGCATATTTGACGCTGTTTGCCAAACCATCTCGAGTTCAGGACATCGACGGGGTGCGCAGATGGGGGTTTTACGTGTGGACCACCCGGATATTAAAGAGTTCATTACTGCTAAACGTAATTCTGATAAGCTTACTGGGTTTAATGTTAGTGTTGCCGTAACCGATAAGTTTATGGAAGCAGTAGAGAATGACGCTCCTTATGATCTAATATTTGAAGGTGAAGTGTGGGGACAGGAAAGTGCTACTGAAATCTGGGATATGATTATGGAAAGCACTTGGGACTGGGCGGAACCAGGTATTATCTTCATCGATAGAATTAACGAATCAAACAACCTATGGTATTGTGAAAGCATTGCAGCCACTAATCCTTGTGGTGAGCAGCCTCTTCCACCTTACGGGGCATGCTTGCTTGGAAGTTTCAACTTAACTAAGTATGTTGATGGTGAGACTTTCAATTGGAAACAGTTTGATAATGATATACCTCACATTGTCCGCGCAATGGATAATGTTATTGATAGAACAATCTACCCACTTAAAGAACAGGAGGATGAAGCTAAGAATAAGAGACGAATGGGACTTGGAATCTCTGGATTAGCTAACGCAGGTGAAATGTTAGGACATAATTATGGTAGTGAATCATTCCTCGAATGGGCAGAAGAGGTATTCAAAACCCTCCGTAACGCTACATACCGTGCCTCATTAGAACTTGCAAAAGAGAAAGGTGCATTCCCTCTATATAGATCGAGCTGGCTTAAATCAGGCTTTGCAAAAACTCTTCCATACAAACTACGAAAGGGAATTAAAGAGTATGGTATCAGAAATTCACACCTTACCTCAATTGCTCCAACAGGCACCATATCACTGGTGGCAGATAACATCAGCGGAGGAATCGAACCAGTCTTTTCACATTACTATGAGCGTACCATCCAAACTGCTAACGGACCACGCTTTGAGCGCGTTGAGGACTATGCTTACACAAGAGGAGTCAGCGGACGTACGTCAAATGAAATTACCGTTAGAGAACATCTCGCCGTATTAGCCTTAGCACAACATTACATCGATAGTGCTGTGTCTAAAACTTGTAACGTGGGAGATGATGTTACGTATGAAGAATTTAAAGATGTCTACTTGGAAGCTTGGAAGAACGGTTGTAAAGGTGTCACAACATTCCGCGCCGCGGGAAAGCGGTACGGTATTCTCAACACCATTGAACAAACCGTGGAAAAGGAAGAGGAGACAGAGGGCGCGACTGAAATCACTGCAACGACGGGTGGAACGGAGGAGAATAAAGCGGAAGCTTGCTTCTTTGATCCCGTCACAGGAATTAAAGAGTGTGCTTGATGATTTATAGGATAAGTATATGTATACTGTTAATGACGACCCTTACAGCGTGCTTAGGCAATTTATCGAAAGATGGGATAATGTCGACGATGGGCTCGAGTGCTGCGACTGTTATAGGCACGGCGGCGGGTGGACCAATAGTGGGTGCGACTGTAGGAGTAGCCGCGGGTGTTGTAACAGATGTTGTAACAACTCCGCCTAGCTCTCCACAAGATTTTTCTGGAGCTGATGGTGAGTTGAACTTTTGGGAAATGTTAGCATTTATGTGGTCTAACTTCACACAGCATTTAATTGGATTAGGTGTTGTAGCTGGAGTTGTATGGATTCTAACTGGATACTTAGGGTTACGTGCACGTCGTCCAGAAGAAAAGAAACTAGAAAAGATCCTCGTAAACAAAATGAAGGAGACTTAATATGGAAACTGAAGCAGCTTTACCAGCTACAACGATGATGCCAAACTCATTACTTGAGTATGTTATCCTCGCCGCAGTAGTGGGATTTATTGTTTGGAAGTTTGTACTTCCTAAGCTTAAGAAAGACGAATAAACGTAGGAGGCAGAGATGCCAACAGAACCTTTAACTATTTCTAATCTGACAGAGATTGGGCTAGTAGTTGATACTCCTGCAGTATCTCTCCCACCAAATGTCTTTAGCGATGTTCAAAACGTGCGGTTCCGTGATGGAGCAGTACAAAAGTTTCCTGGAGAAACAGACCGATTTACTTCTACTGGTATAGACTATGTAGCTTTTTGGCCTGCTCCTTCTGGAGATAAGTACGTTGTTATCCGTGGAACTACTTTACAGATTTTAAATGCTAGCTATAGTAATGTGTCTTACACAAACCCAGAGTCTATATCTATATCTGATAGCTCTAATTGGCAGCATACTTTATTCAATGGTGGATTTCACATCATTATTAATAATGGTGCTCAGGCGCCAATGTATATACAAGACGACTCCACTCCGGTAATTAAAAAGCTACCAGGGTGGGAAAGCTATGCACCAAGCACAGCTATTAAAACCTTTGAGTACGAAGGAGAAACAGGCGCGTATAAAACTATTTCTACAGCTCTTGCTTCAGGTGATAAGATAAAAGTAGAAATGATTCCTAAAAGCGCAGCTACACCTAGACGCTCTGAAACTGTAACTGTTAATGGATCAGTTAATGGAGTTACACCGGATGGAACACTAGTAGATATTGGAACTATTGATAATGTGTCTGCTACGGCGTTTAGGTTTACTCCTAATGATGGATTAGGCGGAAGCCAATTTATTATTTCTCTCGTAGCACAAAACCCCGTAACAGCTGTAACAGCAGGTGTTATTAGAGCTTACGGAAATCTATTAGTCGCAGGTAATCTAGCAGAGACTGGTGGTAATGGTAGGAAACTAACAGGTGTAGTTAGAACTTCAGACGTTGCTCCGCCTGGAAATATGCCGTTAGGATGGAACCCGTTTGAGATAGGTGCTAGTACTGCTGATGAGTTCACTCTCTCGTCAACAGGGACAATCCAGGACATGGCTGAACTGCAAGGAGTATTGTACATCTACACGGATACTTCAATACATGCTCTACAGCGCACTGGTAATTCATTTATACCTTTTCAGTTTTCGACTATAACAGATAGCTACGGTGCTAATAATACTGGATCTGTTTTACAAGTTGATGGTAAACATATTGTGTATGGCTCAGGAGATGTGTACGTTTTTGCTGGGCATCCAGGATCAATTGCATCAATCGCAGATGGAAGAGTAAGAAGTATCTTTAGGCAAGGCCATGATTACAAAGCAGTACGCTTTAACTTGTTTGATGAGATATGGTTCTATAGAAATAATGCAACTCAATACGTTTGGAATTACAGAAAAGATGTATGGACAAAAAGAGTTGGCTCCGCTCCACTTGCACTAGACAGCATAGATAATAATTTAATCTTAGCAACTGCTACAAAACTAAAGACAGTGAATGAGAATTATCTAAGTGAGTCTTACGTAGAGCGTAGAAGAATCTCTATAACTCCTGAGTTTGACACAGAATCTTTATCATCCATTGCTTTCATAGTTGAAGGTAGTGGAACATTAGAAGTAGATGCTGTTGGATCAAATGCTCCTGGAGATAATAAAGATCCTACTGCTTCTGCTAGTGGCCAAATGAACACAACTAGTTTTAACATTGCTAACGATTATAAGCAAGACATAAGAGTGCATGGTCGCTTTTTAAACTACAGAGTTACGCATACATCCACATCAAATACATTTAATCTTACAGGAATGCAATTTGGTGTTTCTAAAGGAGGTCAACGCTAATGACGACTTTAATCCACCCTCCAATTACTGGTGATCCGCAACTAGATAGTTGGACATACCGACTAACAAGTTTGATAAACCAAGGGTTAAACGCAGGGGAAATCTCAGCGTCTCAATCGAGTGTGGATTCTGGAAGCACAGCGCTTTTCCTATATCAAAGATCAACATCAAATTCTACTGCTCCAACCTTACCTACTAGTGTAGTATATAATTTTGAAAACTCACCCATAGTTTCATCTGCGAATAATGGATGGACTTCAACGATTCCTACTACAGGTGGTGATAACGTATGGGTTACTCTACGGTATGTTGCGGCAAGAAGCGGTACTATAACCGGGTCTAACTCATGGAATACTGCAGCGCTTTTAGGAACTGGTGGTGCAGATGGCGCTGACGGTGTTGATGGGGATGATGGTAAATCGGTAGCTGCTTTATCTATTTATAAACGGTCAAGCTCTACTATATCACAAGCTCCTACAGGAGGCAGTTATAACTTTAACAGCAATGCTATATCTCCTCCGACTGGTTGGAGTGCAAGCGTTCCATCTGGAACAGGAACTGTTTATATATCCTTGAGTACAGCTACTAGTGCTGCAGGGGGTACAGGCACAGATTCTAGTTTAACTTGGGGTGTTCCTGATTTATATCTACAAGATGGAGCAGCTGGCGCGCCTGGGACAGACGCAAGGTCTACATACCAAGCATTAATATTTATACGTGCTGCATCCGCTCCAAGCACACCTTCAGGTGGAAGTTTTAACTTTGGTACAAATACTTTAACAACCCCTTCAGGATGGTCAGCTTCAGTACCTTCAGGAACTAATCCAATATATGCATCCCGCGGATTGTTCTCCGTCTCAGGAGATACAGGTACAGATTCAACTGTATCGTGGAGTGCACCTGAATTGTTTGTTCAAAATGGTACTAACGGAACTAATGGTACTAACGGAACTGACGGAACTGATGGGGCTGATGGGTTAAGCACTTATTTCTTTCCAATCTACAAAAGGTCTAGTTCTACTATATCATCAGCTCCTACTGGAGGTAGTTATAACTTTGGAAATAATACAGGTACCGCTCCTACTGGGTGGTCTACTACTGTACCTTCCGGAACTAATCCTCTATATATAAGTACAACTGTTGCTTCTGTACAAGGAACAACTGCTACAGACTCTTCACTTACGTGGAGCACACCTGTAATAATATCTCAAAATGGTGCAGATGGTGTTGATGGTGCCGCTGGTAGTAATGGATCTTCAGTAGCATTTGTATCAATATATCAAAGAGCATCCTCTGCGCCAAGTGCTCCATCGTCTGGCGGCAGCTATAACTTTACTAATAACACTTTAACAGCTCCTAACAATTGGTATACAAGTGTTCCTTCAGGAAATAACCCTGTGTACATGTCAGTCTCTACTGCTATAAGCGCGGCAGGAGGTGGAGGTACAGACTCTACTTTAACTTGGGGAACACCTACATTATTAGCTCAAAATGGAGCTGATGGTGCTGATGGTAATGATGGAGGTACTGGTGCTACCGGTGCCGCAGGCTCTGATGGTGTATCTACTTATCAAGCTATAGTATTCCAACGCGCAACTTCTGCGCCAAGCGCACCTACTAATGGAAGCTTTAACTTTGGTAATAACACGCTTACAAATCCTACAGGGTGGTCTGACACAGTGCCCAGCGGTAATAACCCGATATACGCTACAAGAAATTTGTTTAGTATATCAGGAGATACTGGAACCGATACTTCTGTCAACTGGTCGACACCTACATTGTTTGTTGAAAATGGTACTAATGGGACTGATGGAGCGGATGGATTAAGCACATTCTTATTTCCAATTTATATTAGAGCTAGCTCAGCTCCAAGTACTCCCACAGGAGGTGCTTATAACTTTGGCACAAACTCTGGAACTGCGCCAAGTGGATGGAGTACAAGCGTTCCATCCGGGACAAATCCAATTTATGTATCTACTAGTCTTGCTACTGTGCAAGGCGCAACAGGATCTGATACCTCACTTACATGGTCTTCACCTCAAATCTTAGCTCAAAATGGAGCTGATGGACAAGACGGTGATGATGGTGCGGATGCTCCTCGATTAGCCCAAAGAACTATATATACAAACCCAGCGGTTGCTACAGCTCCTTCAGCGCCTGCTGCCACTGTGACTTGGTCAACTGGTGCTTTATCTGGTATGTCTAGTGGGTGGTCAGAATCTCCTCCTACGCAAAGCGCAACAAGTAGTGATAGTGTATACTCTTCCGTTGTGGTATTTAATGATACTTCCGGAACCGCTACAACTACTACCGCAACTGGTGCAACTCCTGTAAAAGCTACAGAGTTCTCTGGACTAGTTACTTTCTCCAGTGGAGACTTTGTAACAGGCGGAGCTACCATCACTAACATTGATGGTGGCAACATTACTACGGGAAGTATATCTGTCAACAGGTTAAGTGTGACTGGTGCGTCTGATGGGAACTATCTCTCTATTGCTAGTGGGCAATCTGTATGGAGACCTACTGGATTTCTCCACTCAGCTACTTCCTCTGGATCGTACACCCTCCAAGGCGGACAAACTCAAACAGTTAAGATTGAGATATGGGGCGCTGGTGGAGGAGGTGGAGGTGGACACACGAATGGCACTGGTGGAGGCGGTGGAGGCTACGCTAGTTTTACAGCTTCATTATCAAACTTAGGTGGTGTTGGCACAAGTATTTCTTACACTATTGGTAGTGGTGGTACTGGAAGTAATGATACTAATGAAGGAGCAGGAAGTGGAGGTACTACAACTGTTACAGTACCAAGCGTCGGCAACGCGACAGCTTCCGGCGGAACCGGAGGTAGTAGCGCAGGCAACCAATCTCAACGCAGTAGCGCGCCCGGTGGGTCTGGATCACTTTCAACCGCTGTTAGTGCTATCGCTACCCTTTCTCTTTTACAAAGTGGTGGTTCTACTTCAGGTTTATCGAGTAATGGATATTTATCCGGTGGAGCTACTGCTAACGTGACGCATGCAGGTGGTGGTGGTTCTACGAAAGCACGGGGAGGCCAAACATCTTCAGCTGGTACTTCTGATAATGGTGGTAATGGTGGTTCAATTACACAAAATGGTAATGAACCAGGAGGCGGAGGTGGTGCTAATGGTGGAAGCTATGGCAACTCTCCAGGAGGTAATGGTGCTGCGGGTCGCATTGTTATAACGGAGACGTAGTATGAAAGCAACAATAGAAAAAGATGGTGTTATTATTAACGTTATCGAAATTCCTGATGATGCTAACCACAGCGACTTCGGGACTCGCGAATATTTGACTACAGATAATATATCAGATTCTGTGATGCAGTCAGAGTATGCAAGACAAAGACAGAGTGAAAGAACTAAAGTTTTTTCTATTACTATAGATAAGCTTAATCCAATATGGTATAACTCGTTAACTTCAACACAACAGAGTAATCTAGCTACGTGGAGACAACAGTGGTTAGACTATCCTTCTACTGGAACAATTCCAAATGAGGCTTTAGTACAGGATATATTTTAATGGGGACAAGAATGCTAACTGGTGAGGAGCTAGCACTACGCTGGCACATCATCGAACCTTACGTACGTAAATCCCTCGCCTATGGGTTGGGGGATTTAACTACGTATGACATCTTCATCGAATGCCAACAATTCATTTGTCAATGTTGGGTTAGGGAAGAGGAACATGGAGTTATCAATGGCGTCGCCATAACCAGACTACTTACGCATAAGCAATATAAAGAGATGGTAATTGTCTGTACAACTTCAGAGGGTTGGTTTGAACACGGCCCAGAGATATTAGAGATGCTTGAACAATTCGGTAGAGATATGGAATGTAAGTACGCTTCCGTCTATGGAAGGAAGGGTTGGGTCCGAGCATTAAAGGATTATGGGTATGAAGAACCATACACAACACTGATGAAAGAATTATAATGGAGGTGCCACACGATGAGTGGAGGTGGAAGTCAAACAACAGAGTCAGGATTACCTGATTGGGCTCGTCCCGCGGTAGAGAGTTCGTTAAATCAAGCAGTATCTTTACATGGTGATGGTGCGTTTTCCCACGTAGAAAACTTAACTCCCGAGCAACAAGCAGCTATGAAGGCTAAAGCAGAACTTGGTGGGCAAGGTGGTGTGATGGATCAAATCGCGCACGATGCCTATGGTGGGACGCAAGCATATAGAGATGCGGCTGCGGGCACAGGACTGTTTGGAGCGGATGCTTTAGGTAAACAAACAGCGGCTATGAAAGATAGTATTGGTCAAGCTGTTAAAGATCAAATGGGTGGACTAGCTGGACAATATTCCCATCAAGGGAATTTAGGTTCTGCTAGAAGTGAAGCTGCTATGAACCAAGCGCTAACTAAAACGGGTGCTGATATAGCGGCTAATGAGTTAGCGAACCGGAGAGGATTTGCTATGCAAGGCGCTGGTGGTACTTTAGGTGCGACTGGTACATTGCAACAAGGATTTCAAACTGGTTCAGATATGCTGCAAGGTGTTGGAGATGCTTTACAACAACAAGGACAGAATGAAGGAGACGCTGCTTACCAAGGTATACAACGTCTATTCGGATTGATGGGTTCTCCTGCTATTGGACAGAAGCAGATCTCTACTAAGAGAGGCAAGTGATATGAGTTTTGGTGGTAATCCAACTATGAAGTCAGGACCTCCCATACAGCCGGGTGCTAATGTGGGTATTTGGTCTCCTCCCCCTACAGGTACGTATACTCCCTCCACAGCTCCAACATCTGTATGGACTCATAATCCAAACGCAGGTACGCAGACAGGTATACCTCAAGGCGGACATGCACAAGGGGCTATCGCACAGTACTTACAAGGAACTTCTCCTGTAAAACTATCATACGATAGCGCAGCTCATGATGCATGGTTGAATGATGCATTAGCAAAAGCTAGAAAAGCGGGTGAAGTTAGGTATGAAGAATCTAAACAAAGCCGAGCTTCTGCTGCAGTTGCTCCACCTCCTAGGAAGAAGGGAATTTCAGTTGCTGAGCAGTTGAGGCTAGACAGAATTAAAGCTTCTGAAAACCAATCTTATGCTCCTACCTACTATAGTAAGAAGCGTGCTGAAAATATAGCAACAACTGGTGGCGAAGAACGTAAAAAGCAAGGTGCAAAACCATACACACCTCCATCTGAAAAAGTTATTAAAAATCTTTCTGGTGCTACTATGAAAGGTGGACTTGGTGTTGGCGCAGGGTTTGATGGAAGAGACTTATTTGGGCCTATGAATAAAGGCGGCCGAGTATGTGGACCTATAGGGAGAAAGAAGTACTGATGTATTATGATCCAAGAGAACAGCAAAAGCGACAGCAAGAAATTAAGATTGCTCAATCAAACGCTGCAGTAACTCCTATAACTCCTACAGGTCCTCTCTCAGCACCACATATGCAGAAAGGTATGATGCAAGAAACTACGGAAGACTTTGGTAAGCAAGTATTTACTAAGATTCTTACAGCTATGTTTGGTGGCATGAATGTTGGTGGACCTATAGGGAAGAAGCGTATGGGTTATAACCACGGTGGTGAAGCTCAACCAATGAACTTTTTCTCTGCTGCTCAACATAAGATGAAGATGAAAGAGTATGAAGTTCAGAAAGCGCAAGAGCGTGCAGATAAAGCGGCTGCTGCTAAGGAACGCCGTGCTGAAGAAGCTCACGCTGCTAAGCTAGCTCGTGAGGCTATTAAAGAATCTGGTATGGTACGCAGTGGAACTGTAGCATTCCAAGAACCTCCAGCGATTATGACAAGTATTCTTGGAAGTCAAACGTTCCCTTCATATAAGGAGACAGGCTCTCCTCACGTCTACAAATCGCAGGCTGGACTAGAAGAGCAAGCAGCTCGAGAAGAGCACGCAAAGAAAGTCGGATTCCCATACTTCATAAGTCGGGAAGGGAGATAGATATGAAAGATCTTACTGATCCAACAAATAGGGATAGCGTCCCCGCGATGCTCACCCCAGGGGAGTACGTCCTCAATAAGGAAGCTACGGAGATGTACGGTCCTATCATCGAACAAATGAATGAGAATGGTTTGGCTGCACGCGCGGAGGGGAATATGGGAGTACTCTCTTTAAATACTGGTGGTTCATCTCTAAGGCCTAAAGCAAGACCAGATAAATTCAAACCTTATGACTTGCAAGAAGGTATAATTGAAACCGCAAAAATACTTAAAATATCTCCTTTAGATTTAGCTACTGTTATATCTTACGAAACAGCCGGAACATTTGATCCTTTGAGAAAAGGTCCAGTGACTAAACACGGAATGCACAAAGGGCTTATTCAGTTTGGAACAGGAAGTAAAGATGGATCGGTTGCAAAAGGTTCTATAGCAGATGAGTTTGATGTTGAGTTCAATACTAAAAACTCATCTTTAAGGTCGCAATTAGGATACATGGGTGAAGATGGTAACTGGGTTCCTGGTGCGATTGTTAAACACTCTTTAGCTAGAGGATTTAAGCCAGGAGAACATGGAGCTCTTGACCTATACTCTTCTATAAATGCTGGTGGAGTTGGACCTAAAGCACATGGTAAGACAGATGAGTTTGCAGGCGGTATGCCCGGCACTGTTTCTCAAAAATTAAATACAATGTACGAAGACGCTGGAAATATAACTCATTTAGATAGAGCGAAGGCATTATTTCCAGATTGGATGGATAAAGGTATGGATCATTACTTACCTCCTATCATAACCACAAATGAAACAGGAGCAGTAGAAACATCCATAAATCCTAAATCAAGACCTACTTCTGTAGGAATACCTCAAGAAGTACAGGTGGATCAAACACCTACACTTCCGCAGCAAGAACAACCTGTTGTGATGCCGCAAGTACCTCAACAAGTACAGCCTTCTCCTATGTTAGAAGTGCCTGTGCAAGGGTACCCTGATGCTGGTGTGTTTATTCCTGACTTTGCACCGCAACAAGAGCTTATTCCTAATCCCAGCTATAGTCCTCCTGGAACTATTAAGGAAGAGTCTAATCCCCAGTTACGTAATGAAATCTATTTAGGACCTGAAACAAACGTTCGGCCTTTACAGATTAAAAATCCTACAGGGGAGGTACCTGCTGAAGATGCAGATGATGGCTTTTCTTGGAGCGATTATTTTAGGGACGCTGCTGTTAGCACGTATAATTACTTAATGCCTCGTCAATTTGAAATGCAGGCAGTTCCCTCCGTAGCTGAGGATTTGCAACGCGATCTTTATCGTAGAGGCCCTAGCCAGTACGTAGGTGGAATGGTGTTTAACCAAGGAGGTCCTGTGCAACATTTAAATCCCGGCGGTAGAGCTGGAGGAAAGAAGAAGGTATGGGATTCTGCTACGCAAAGTTACATATGGGTAGGACCTAGTGATCCTCGTCACACTGGCAATGCGCCTACTATTAATGAGGATAGAGTACCTCGCGTAAATCCTAATCCTGCTCCCTTTACTTTTGACTTAACTTCTAATATGCCTGTACGTCCAGGTCAAGACAATGTAGTTCAACCTACATCTAACACAATGGTCCCACCCTCACCGCTTAACATTCCGACTATGCCTAATCCTACGGTAGATGCAGAGCCAATAGTTGTGGATACTGCACCGGCACCAATGAGTGATGAGGCATTGCTGAATACTTCATCTCAAATTGTTGAGCAAAGGGAAGATATTGCAGAAGCAAATAGACTAAAGCATAATGCACAGCTAAGAGAGTATGCTCGTCAGTTTCCTGAAGGAGATCCTAGACGTATTGAAGCGTTTAACAATGTGCTACATCAAAAAGCTGCAGCTCATCCTAGTTATGCTAATGATAGGCCTATTGAATCGGGACTTGTAGCGCAAGCCCCTCCAGTTCCACCACAGCCTTCACCTATTAATTACTCTCAACTAAGCGAAGATGCTTTGATTACACTATCAGATGATGGAGATGAAACTGCTTCAGATGAAATTAGGAGACGCAACGATTTAGTAAATGTTGTAGACCCTATCATTGAAGATCAGCGCAACTTAGGTTATACTGATTTAACGGCGCCGGGTATACATGATTCTAGGCCTGATATAGGAAACCTAGGACCTGGTATATACGCAGAAGCAGATCACCTTGGCGCTTTATCGCCTGGAGTTATTGCTGAGTTAGGTCCTGAAAATGTTCCTACGTTAGACGGAACTGTAATCCCATCAACTCATGAGTTAGCTCTTATGGATCCTAGTAGTCCTGAAACATTAGATGCATTAGCTCTTGCAGATGTGGTTGATGTGAATGCTACAGTAGACTTTGACGATCCTCGCGGTCCTGACCAACGTCAAACTGTTGAGCAGGCGCAAGACTCTAGTCAACGTGAAGCAACTGTTAGAAGTAAAGTTGCAGAAGTTGATGAGGGTGAAGGTCCAGCTTCTAATATAAGTAATGATGAAGCAGCAAGTAAAGGTGCTGCAGTTATTGCTGAAAATCCAGCTGAAGAATCCAAAGCTATGTCTGCTATTAAAGGATTCTTTGGAGACCTCTTCACAGCGGATGAGTTGAAACGTGCAGCTGTTCTATTTGTTGGTGCTATGTTAACTGGTGCAACACCTGGGCAGGCACTTGCGTTTGCTGGTAAAGACTATCTATCTCGTGGAGATGCACATAGTAAGTATGTCAAAGAGTTAATGGAAGAAGGCGACCATACTACTGCATCGATTAAGGCGTATAGTAAAAGTAAAAACTTAGAAGACCTAGTTCCAAAGCAAGCTATGCGCGAAGGCACAGGGGAATATAAAGCAGTGTTTAGCCCTAGTGGTCAACGTATTAGAGCTATGAAAGTAAACGTAGGAACTAATCAAAACATCTGGGTTAATGCTAAAACTGGTGAAAGAATTCCTGGATATTGGAATGATAATCCAGCGCTTCAACCAAGAACTCCTGAATATAGAGAAGCAGTTCAAAAGGCAGGCAAAAACTATGCTAACCAAATTAAAGGTCTTCAAAGGGATCTTGCTGGTATCGAAGATAGTGATAGGACAATAACCCAATTAACACCTGAAGTTGTAGGTGGAGATATTGCTAAATGGGCTATTGATAATAATGTGGATGAAACCTATATGCCTACTATTATCCGTAACGCTTACAATGATTTATTGAGAGATGTTAAAGATGGTGGTAAAGCGGGCCAAAGCCTTAAGCCTTATCTACAAGCACAGTACGTTACTGCAATGTCTACTGGGAGAGGTATATTTACTCTCACTGAAGGAGATAATGCGGGTGAGCGGATGAGTGCTGAGAAGATAAGTGAAGCCCTCACCACTGCTAAACGTATTGTCACAAGTAGTGGTTCTGCTGAGAACGTAACAGATGTACAGATTGTTGACTCAATATTAATTGAATGGGAAAAACTAAGTCAAGAAGAACAGTCTAAGTACACACCATCTAATACTGAAACACCGTTCTTTAAATTCTTAAAAGAGCAAATCAATAGTGCAAAATAAACAGTCTTAAGGAGATTCATATGGGTTGGTTAGATAACATACAAAATCGTCCAGATACGAGCCTTAACGATCGTTTAAATTTTATTGACGCGGATACTGTTCAGGATAATGAAGGTAATCTATATAGGCTTCAGGGGTTTGATGCTCCTGAAGTTTCAAAACTATTCGATAACCAGTATAAACCTGGTGAAGCTGGTGGACAAGTAGCTACGGAATCTATCGCTAGGCTAGCACGCGATCGAGGTTATACAAATATCAAACCGGTTATAGGTGAAGATGGTAAACCTATGGTTGGCCAGTTTGGTAGGCCTATCGTTGATCTAACAGATGATGCAGGAGATTCATTTGTAAACCGTGTATTGAAAGAAGGTATATTTGAGCCTACTAAATATGCTTCTAGTATGGATATGACTCGTGCGGCTCTTGGTCAGAACTCAAGAGAGCGTGACGCTGAGGTAGGCGTTGCGAAGGATGAGTGGGATACTGCGAGACAGATGATTGAAGATGGTGCCTTACAAGAAGGTGCAAAGTCTTTAGGATTTAAACAGACTGCATTGAACGAGCAGCAACTTGCAAATGCAAAGCGCTCTGGTCTTGGTAATTACTTTTCCCATAGCAATACACAAATAGACCACTTAGATAGGGATATAAATAACCAATCACTAAACCCCTTCTCAGATTCTTGGGAGCAAGGTTGGATTAGTGTTATGGAATCTAGCTACGGCATCATGAATATGATGGGAGAAACTACTGGGTCTGATTGGTTAGCCGACATTGGTGAGGAGGGAGTGAAGCGTCAGCGTGATCTTCTTGGTTCCTACGGGGAAACTACTTTAGATTTTAGAGATGTTGATAGCGCGGGAGAAGCGTTTGATTATCTCGGCAATAACTTAGCGTTATCTATTCCATACATGGTTGGTACTGCTATTGGCGCGTTAGGAGCTCCATTTACATATGGTACTTCTATGCTTCTCCCTGTTTCGCTCTACACTGGGCAAGTGTGGAATGAGATGGAAGGAGAAAATAAAAATGCTGGTGTTGCAATCGGTGCTGGTGTTATGCAAGCAGCATTAGACCGTCTCGGTTTAAAGGGGATTGTAGCAGCAGGTAAACCAAAGCAGGTTATAAGACAAGCCACAGAAGAACTTGTCCGGCAGGGTGTACCAAGACGCATGGCTCAAGCCCGTGTTCTTGAGGCTACTCGCAGAGAAGCTGCAGCATTAGTAGGTAATGTTAGAGATATTGCTAAACAGCAAATCGCTAAGAAGCAAGTGTTTAAAGATTTATCTACGCGCGTTGGATTAGGTGGAGCGTCTGAGGCTGGTACTGAAGCTTTGCAAGAAGCTATAGGCTACACAGCAGCACACCTACAAGAAGGCTTTGACTTCGGTGATCTTAATAACCGGATGATCTCTGGTGCTGTCGCAGGCGGATCTCTAGGTGGTGCTATGTCTGTGCCTGGAGCTGTCTACAATACGGGAGCTTGGGCTGATCTAGCTTACAGGTTAGATGATGCTGATAACTCCACTGCATCAGATGCTGGTATGTGGGCTGATTGGGAGAGGCGTCAGAATGGGAGGATACAATCTGTTGAGGAGATAGCAGAAGAAATCTTTAATAGACCTTCTACTACAGGCCCATCATTTAATGATAGATCAGATCAACATAGGTTATCCAATAGAGAACGTACAACTTGGGATGTGTTTAAAGAGAATGCTTTAAATGTATCTCAACTATGGCAAGGCGCTACTCGTAATATCTTCACACCTGAGTTAAAAGCTAGATCAAGATCTGCAAGAATACTTGCCGACATGTTTGGTGGTGGATTGCAGAGAACGTTTAGTGGATCAAGCTTTGAAAGCGCAAAGCAACATATACTAGCTAAGTATAAGAATACTATATCTAGACCTGATGATGTATACCGTACGCTATCTGGCAATGCTAGATGGTTGAATAGGAAGAAGCGTGGGCAGATCAGTCAAGATATTTATAACAGGCTTAATGCTGCTGTTGTTAATGGAGTGTTTCAACCTGATAGAGTTACAGGCCCGAATGCTGATGTCATACGCCAGTTAGGTGCGGAGCTGAATAAGCTTGCTGCTGATATGCATAGGGACCAAAGGAAATACAACCCTGAGCTAGGCGTAGTTTCTAATTACCTATTTAAGTATAAGGCTTTAAACAAAACTGCGGTTAGGAAAGACAGAGCTGGATTTCAACAGGCTTTAGTAGATGAATTTGCAAATGATCCTAATAATAGGATGACGTATGCAGATGCTAAGAAGTTAGTAGACGAAATACTAGATAATCCTCAAGTGTCTGACGTTGATGAAGCATTCTCTGTTACGAATGGAGGTATTGTGCCTGCAGCGCATAGGCGTAGAACTCTACGTCTTTCAGAGAGAGAAGCATTTAAAGACTATATGGATCAAGATATGTTTGCTAATGTTTCAACTGCAGCGAAGTCAGCCGCACGGTACGTAGCTCATAGAAAATATATAGGTAAGAATGGAGAAGTAGTTAATAAACTTCTCGATGATATGGTGAGTGAGGGTGTATCTCCTGAGGAAGTTAACAAAGTTGCTTCACGAATGAAGGATTACTTAGATGCTGAATCAGGAAACTATAAACGTCCTACATCAGCTCAAGGTAAAGCCTTGCAGAGAATACAAAGAAGTTTTATGATGCTTACTACTCTAGCAGGACTTCCTCTTGCAACTGTGTCTTCAATTGTTGAAGCCGCGTTAGTGCATAAAGCTTTAACAAGCGACCAAATCTTCGGTAAGAATGGAAGTTTAAAAACCATGGGAGAAGAGTTTGCTAAAGCTATGTGGCAAGGAGCAGGCTCTATTACTGATGTAGCTACTGGTGCAAAAGAAAGAGCTTTAACTTCTGGCCAAGAAAGACTACAAGAATTAGGGTTTTATGAGTGGGATGTTGGTGCAGCTACTGTGACAGGCGTTACAGAGACTAATCAATTATCACAGCGGGCATATGAACTATTCTTTAAAGCCACTGGTCTAACAGGGTGGACTAACTTTACACGTGCAGCACGAGCAGCTATTGCTATGGACTACATGGTGGATAAAGCTAGAACGCTATTCGACGCAGATGTTGGTGGCGTTAATCCTGAAGCTAGAACTAGAGAACAGCAAGAGGCTGATGAAGCCTTGCGTAATTTAGGTATTGACGTAGATGAGTTTGTAAGAGTATCTAAACTTTTAGATTCTGGTTACGTCTTGAATGAAGCGGATTTAAACTTTTGGAACGACTCAACTCGTGAAGCAACATTCACATTCATCAATGATGCTGTTGCGCTTCCACAATCTGCTAACAGACCTATGATCTACCAAGATCCTCGATTCGCTCTCTTCACTCAATTCCAGGGTTTTATGGCTACCTTCACAGCAAACCATATACCTAAGTTATGGGGTGAGTACGTTAAGCGTGGTACTCCCGCTATGAAGTACAATGCGTTTGCTACTATGACTACTATGATTATGCTAGGCTTCGCATCTCAATACTTAAAAGACCTTATTAAGTATGGTCAAAAGTCTCCGTACTTAGATGATGCTGAGATTATTCAAAGAGGTGTCATGTCAAGCGGATTGCTTGGCACTGGTGAGAGAGTTATAGAGCAGTTCTTTCCGATCTATGAGCAACGCTCTGATGGAGCGGGAGAGTGGTTCTTTAATACATCAGTTGGCGAATCACCTGCACTAAGCACTGTTAAACGTCTTGGTAGAGTAGGTGGAAGCGTGATTGAAGGTGACATAGAAAGAGCAGCATATCAAGGGCTAAAGACAACTCCGTTTCTTGGTCCATTCACAGAGCTTAATAAGAAGCTTGCAAGTAATCTTTCCGGATGGAATTATAATGGAGAACAGTAATGGCTAGAGCAACAGTAGCAGGTAGTATTAGTGCTGCACAGGATAAGAAGATTCCTCAGGGGGTAGAGTTACCCTCTGAGACAGCATTAGATTACGCTAAAGCTGTACCTTCTTGGCTTGAAAACTTACGTGGTATGCCAGAGCAAGAGCAAGCCATATCTGAGCAAGAGCAAGCCATATCTGAGCAAGAGCAAGCAACGGAAGTTAGAGCTCCAACTACGACGCAGTTAAGTACACCTGAAAATCCAGAAGATTCTGTGTCTGCACCTGCCCAACCTATAGTAAATCCTGATAGTTCTTTTATAGAAGAAATAGAAAGACAATCTATACCTTCGTTTAAACAAAAACAACGCATGGAAACCGGGCCGGATAAATGGCAATATAATAGTTCAGCTCAAAATGCTAACTCGTTACCTTTACAAACTAACCAATCAGATGGTGGGATGAAGACTCGCGCGACTGATATTATTAATAATAAAAATGGTATTGGGTTTACAGTGCAAGCTGATCCTCAAGGTGAAACTACTTCTGCAATGAGTAAAGTCTTACATAAGCTTGGAGCAGTAGTCGAAAAGCAACCTGAAGATTTAGGCTTTACGCCTGATAAGCTTTCTTATAAAGCTGATCCTGCTTTAATGGGTGTTGGTGCGCTTGTTGTTGAAAACGATTTTTCTGAAATTATGCTTAATGAAGAAGAAGCTGAATCAGATCCTTTAAAAGAAGTAATGAAAACCTCAAAGTTTGACGAACAATACCAAAAACCGTTAACTCTTGAAGTAACTCGTGCAAAGAATAATGCAAAGGTCGGTAACAAGGTATACCAAGAGTATCAACGATTAAAAGGTGAAGCATCTGCAGATCCTACGATTCCTGAAAGAGCTTTACCAAGAGAAGAAGCTGAAATTCTTGGGCAAGCTATGAAAGAAATATGGGCTCGCAATAATCCTGATATGATTGAGATTATCCCTGGCAACGAGAAAGAGCAGGCTACGTATCGTATTACTGATGAAGGACAAACAAAGCTAGCGAGGAATACTCTTGAGCGTACTAAGTTCTTTAATAAAACTATTGTACAGCCTTCTAAAATACCTTTACCAGAAGGTAAATTACCGGGAGATGTAGGTGCAACAGTAGTAAAAGATATATCTGGCAGAGTTGGAAACATAAGACTTGGTAAAGAGATAGCTCAAGCTGCTAGGAATTTATCTACAGTACCGCATGTTGTAGATAATAGACGTGCACGCATTATGTATCAAACTCTTTTACCAGTGCTTGCCACAAACTCATCTTCATCTTGGATGGCTGACATCTATAGCATAGGCCAAGATAAAATGAATGACTTTCTTGGTGCGCAGAGAGGTTATCAAAGAAAGGCTAAAGAAGCTGAAGCTCGAGGAGAATTAGATAAGTTTATTAAACTCAACGGTGTATATGATCCACAAGAGAATATGGCTAAGTTGAGATTTAAGATTGCGCAAGAGGCACAGTCTATTGCACAGAATAGAAAGGGTGCTAATTACCTAACATACAATGTACAGTCTTTTAATGGACGCCTCACACCTCAGCAAACTTACTTCAATCCAGTAACATCTAAGCTTGTTAGGTTTGTAACTAAAAATGCAACACCTGCAGTAGTTAAGAAGGGTAGTAGACAAGAACGTAATTTAAGACAGATCTATACGTTATTACTTAACGACAGCATTAGTGGCTCACCTATGAATGGAGCTGATTCTCTTTTACCAGATGCTAGAGATAGCGCTTTAACCGTTGCAACCCCAAAACTAAAACAATGGGGTGAAAGGCTTAAGCAAGTTCTAACTATGACGAACGAAGAGTACGAAGCAGTATCAGAAGCTATCTCGAAAGGGTTACCATTTTCTGATCCAGCATTCCCTAAAGTTCAACCTCTCGCTCTTGATCCTACGAATGATAAGGATCTTATCGATGCTATACAAAGTAAAGGCGAAGACGGTCCACATTATATGGACGCGTTGATTGACTTCGTGGATTATGTAGACGCGATGAAAGCAGGTAAGGACTTTAGAACAAGTATTAACGCTTACATCGATGGTAAGACTAATGGCACTGCATCTAACGCTATGCAGATGGGATATATTCCTACTGCGTTTCGAACAGGTGTTCTTAGGTTAGGCACTGAAAACCTTCTTGATGAAGGTGATGTGCGAGATCAACTCAAAGAACTTGCTCTATCCTCTATAACCGAAGGTTGGGATGGTAACACAGAAGCTTTTATCGGCGAACTTAATTTTGTAGCTAGGGAGATTTATAGTGATCGCGGGTTAAACAAGATGACGACTATGACATTTGGTTATGGTAAAGAAATTAATAGCTTTGCTTTTGCTATGTCTGATCTAATGGATGAACTGGCTGTACAAGATAAAGACTTTGCAGATAATTTAGATAGATTGATAAAGAAATCTAAACTGTCGCAAGACAAAGTAGCTAAAGATCTTTTAATGAATAAGTACGGTGCAGCTCTTGTAGGTGTTATATCATCTGAAGCTGTCAATGCTAGACGTTTAATGCGGGCTTCTGCAATAGTCCATGCGACTATAGATTCGCCTTTAATTATTAAGAGCTATACAGGTATGGACCTTATACTAGGTGGATATGAAAACACAGGAGACTTTGAGACAGATAATGTAGTTATCTTTGATAAGCTACAAGAAGCTGCTGGTGGTAAAGTAAGGAATGTATCTAAGGTTATGCATTACGATTCTAAACTTACCGCTGCTGCTGCTAGAACTCGTACAGATGATGACGGGAATATTACAAATATCCCTGGAGAGTACGTGTATGGTGGTTCTTTACCAGCTCCTGTTCAATCTCTTGATGCTGCAACTGTAGCCATGTCTTCTTCTGGAAAAAGCTGGAGTAAACTTAAATACAACTCCGGTGGCAACCCATATATGCTAACTATTTATGATGCGTTTAAGATGGATGTTAATGGGTATGATACTATATTGGAAGAAGTAAATGCTAACTGGCTTAAAGCTTCTACTGAATGGTCTTATCTTAAAGAAACTAAAGAGGCTACTCAAAAAGCAGTTAATGCTTGGAATAAAAAGAATAAAGGTCGAGATCCTAAAGATAAACTTTCTCGAACAGAGAGAATGTTTATGGATTATATGCTTAGTCTAGAGCCTAACGCTAAAGGTGAGCCTAGTCAAAAACCTTTTGTTAATAAGATAAGTAAAATGCTTATAATCCCTCCTTCGCATACAGATGAAGATGGCTTCAATCCAAGACTTTGGAAGCTTGCTAGCAAAATTAAAGTTATGATGTCCAATGTAGGATATAATGTTGCTAACGCTCCTGCAGAAGGAGAAGCTACTTGGGAGCAGCTTAGAGTATTTACTAATTTTATATTACAAGCTCAAGCCCACTATGATCTAGGATCTAGTAAAGATGTGGATGCTGGAGCAAGTAAATTAAGTAATCAATTTGACCAAGCAATAGCTCACACTGAGAGTAACAAGAAGAAGTTAAAAGAAAAAATAAAAGAATTAGGCGTTCCAGTCTATCAGTATTACGCTCACTAATCTCTAAGGTGAGACAAAAAAAATAGCCCTACTCAGGTCCATTACGGATCTAAGTAGGGCACTTTTTTTTATTTAAGCATACCATTCTTGGCAAGCAGTTCTTTGATGTCACGCTTCGCTGTGTTGAAGTTTTGTGTAGCGATTTCCTCACTAACACCATCAGCGATGTTCTCATCATACACACGTTTAAGCATAACATCGTTAATGCGGGGAGTGTAGGCTACGTCCTCAGGTAATCCAAACTCCTCAACATATTCCATGTCATCCACATTGGCGCCGCGTAGCGCTAAATAATTATAAGATTTTTTACTCATGCAAAGAAATACTCCGATTTCTCTATATCAGATATATCAAGTGAGCCTATAGTAGGTTGCTCAACATCTAACTCTGATTGGTTTGTTACTAATTGATCTTGAATGTAGTTGTAGAAGTTATCCACATCGTACATCCTAATGAATACGCTCTTAGTTAGTGATAGGAGTTTATCCACATCACATGCGTGGGTTGAGAATGAGTCATGCACTGCACCAAAGTCTTCATTCCATTCATCTATAACGAGTGCCATGTGGCTTGCGTCTAGTGAGTGGACGAAGTTAGGTGATACACCTCTCATAAATCCTCTTATGTCCGGCATTTTACTTGGGACTTGCGCCACATGTTTTATCTGCTTTCCATCAATACTACCTCTAGTTTTAGCTGATCGCATAATCCAGTTTTCGTAATGGACTTTGAATCCTGAGGGTGTTACCCATGAAAGTGTATCTGATCCGTTACCGTAAACCTTAACACTTGTATAACTATTTAGCTGCTTCTTCAGCTCATCCAACTCGTCTAACTCTTCGTCAGTCTTGTCTTCCTGGATGTATAGTTCTTTATACCTAGCTTTAATAGTATCGTATTCTTTACCAGCCTTTTCTCCATCAGGGCCTACGCGTTCATACTTACCTATCTCAAACGCAGCGAGATTTTGGAAGTAACTCATAGTAGATAATGGACCTGGGCATACGTTATCAATCGCTCTAATCAAAGTCTTTGCGAGGCTCTTGCAATTATCCTCTGTGATGTCGTATGTTATATGGAAGTCATCTGCTTTACAATCGAAGAACATATTCTCTGCGATCTTACCAGCACCAGCTGAGTATGCTCGAGTCATCGAGCCTCTCTTACTAATGCCTTTACGGATGTGCTTCATCGGCATGGTGTCGAGCTTACCTTGTATTTCCTCATCCTCATTGAGGTTGATAAGCTCCTTTGCGGTTTGCACGTAGAAGTCTTGTTGAATATCTGTAGGTATTAGACCAACAAGTTTACCTGTCTGTGGGTCTTTAGATATAGCACCTAAGTGCTGCCATCCGTTATTAGAACCATCGATCGGTATAGGTAGGTGGGTCATGAATATTCTATTTTGCTCACGGGCAATTGAATAATCGTACCACTCTATACAAGTTGCGAGAAAAGCTACCGGCTTCTCTGCGTCTTCTGAGAAACTAGCAGTTCTACCTGCTTGCATTATCTCATCCATATATTCATTAGTCCATTGGATTCTATCTTGTATAACCATTTTGTCTACTGAGATATTATCTAGACCTTCATCTTTTAAGTACGTTTTGTAGTCTGTGCTGCACCACTCTGGTATTTCATCTATAGAGTAGGACATGTTGAATGAAGTCGCTGTGTGTATAGCTAACCATTGTAGACCTTCATCGGTCATTGGTTTACCTCTCGCAAACTTCAATAATCCTCTAGCTAAATCAGATCCTTGAAAGTTTAAGAAAGGTTCACTATAATATAGTCTACTTCTATAATCCGCTTCTAAATACTGATAGAATACATCAGCATCTTTAAGCTTCTTAGCCTTCTCCGTTATGAAATACCATTCAATACATTTGCTTCTACGTTTCTGTTCTTTCGCATCATTATCCTCAATGGGATTATAGGATACGAAGAAGTCTTCATTGTCTAGCAGAGCATCTAATACTCTACGATTAATCCTCCACCCAGTCCGTTGCAATTTATTAATCGCTCTAACCCAAGGCTTGTTAATGTCAAACTCGTCCTGGCTATTCTTCACAACATGGATAGTCCTATCAGAGACTGACTGGGTTGACTTCCTAATAAGGGGAGGGCGGTTCCGTGAGGTTCCAATAAGGTTTATACGTTCCCGTGTTTCTGGAATGTCTCCTAAAATAGCCCAATCAGAGGTTGCGGATATAATGTAGGAGCTATCCCGTACTTTCGGGTAGTATAACTCGATTAAGTTATTAACTTTATATGCTTCAATAAACAAATCACCTAATCGAACTTGCATATTCCAAGGTAATGGTTCTCGTTGGATACGCGTAGATATTGCTTGACCAATAAGCATAGACGTAGCTGTAAGCTTAGCCGTCCCTGCTGGAGAGTCAGAGCTTGTCCTCGAGAATTGAAATTGGATTATTGAGAAGGAGATACTGACGAACTTGTCAATATCCTCTTCCCAAGTTTTATGCAGCCGCAGAAGAACAGCACCGGAATTAGCTTTGGGATTTTTAGGATTTACTTTCCTTATCTTTTCCCGAAGATGATCGGTTACTCGGTTTAATGCAGTCAACTTTAACTCCTCTTTCTTTTAAGAATTTTACTGCTTTCTTATCGTATAAGTTATTATACACTACACGTGTAACTCCTGCTTGCAACAGTAATCCTGCGCAGCTATAGCAAGGGCTATATGTAACGTAAACGGTGGCTCCTGCAGCGCGACCTCCGTTCCTAGCTAGCTTCATTAAAGCGTTTGCCTCGGCATGGATTACTTCAGGTTTCGTAAGTCCTTCCCCGTCGCGAGTATTATTATCCATCCCTGAGGGCATTCCGTTCCAACCTTGAGAGAGAATCTGACCCTCTTGTACAATGCAGCAGCCAACTCTAATTTGTTCGTCGTGACTGAGACCTGCAAAGATCTCAGCCACTTCCATGTATGCCTCATCGTAAGTCAACTGCTTCGATAGAGAACGAACCCGACGCTTTAAGACGTGCGGTGGAGGGGTCGTATATTGCTGACCCGGCATTTCCTGTAAGTCCAGTAAATCGGGACTTGAGTACTCGGAATTGGATTGTGTTTCGCTCTGTTTCGTTTTCCGCAACGAGGTTACGTGCGAAAGCGATAATGTCGAAGCTAATTTGTTTGATAGAGCCTGAGCCCTTGATGTCATCGATGCTAGCAAGTTTACCTTCCTCAAATGATTTACCTTGTGGTGATGCTTTACGTAAGTGGGAGATTAAACCTAGCCATACGTTATGTCTCTTAACTACTTTAAGTAGGTCAGACATAACTTTATCTACAGCTTCGTTACCTGATAGACCTTCACTTCCTTCGCTGACGGCGATTGTGATGTGGTCGAGGACCAAGTATTTACAACCGAGTAAGGCCATGTATTCGATTTTATCGATGAGGCTGTCGTCTCCAACTGATCCTTGGTGGTCGAGAAGTACCAACCGTTCGTCTCCGAATACTTGATCGTATCCAGCTCTGATTTCCTCTTGAGATAGAGGTGGAGGATCGTTGATTGGTCGTTTGAGTTGCATTGAGATAAACTTTTCAGCTGTGTCTCCAACACTCTCTTCAAGAGAGATGAGGCCCACCTTGTCGTCAGTTGTATCCAGTAAACTGAGAATGATCTCTTTAATAACAGTACTTTTACCAGAGCCAGTACCACTCGTAAATAGAGAAATTTCACCTTGTCTAATCCCCTTTATTTTTTCATTCAATCCAGAAAGACAATTAGGATATGGTACTGACTCAACGTTTTGCCTTGCGACAAATTGATTCCATATCTCTTCACCTACAACGATACCTGAGGGAGACCACGGCGCTGCATCGTACACCGCTTGCAAGATTGCCTTTGCGCCCTCCTTCATTAGTACTTCATTAGGATCTTTATGTTTCAGTTTAGCGATCCTTACCTTACCTGGCTTCAGCATTTTGCCTAGATAATTAGTAGCTTTCTGACCTGCTTCATCGTTATCTAGCATTAAGATTACTGAGTCGAAATTATTAAGCCAATCCCTTTGAGCCAAAGCATGAGAGGTAGCAGAAGCAGAAGGTAAAGAAACCACAGGGAAAATTCTTCCTTTGGTTTGCTGCCATGCCTCCGCAACGGAAAGTGCGTCAAGTTCTCCTTCTGTAATAACGAGAGTCCTGTTACCGGCACACTGTGTTTGTCCGAAGAGTTCTGTGTTTTTGAAGTCTCCATGTACTCTAAACTCCTTAGGAAGTTTACGTTCTTTATAAGCTACAATCTCACCATTGCGTGTGTATGGGTAGTAGTGAGATTCAGGTTTTCCGTCCTGATCTACTGACATTTTCACATTGAAGTAATCTACAATCTGTTGTGAAATACCGCGAGAAGTAATAGGATAAGACCTATAGGAACTAATGGCGGAATATGTAGTAGGATTTCTATCGGTGCGTAATTCATCTAATGACACTACTTTTCCTTTGTTTGGGTTATATGTATTACATGAGAAACAATATTCGTGATCTTCATATACTTCAACTGCGTCACTACTCTGACACTTGTTGCAACTTGTCTTCATCCTTATTCTTTCTTTGTATGTGGGTTGATGAATGTAGGTCTACTGAGAAGTGTATAAACTCTTCCCCCTTAGGAACGATACGTTTAACAGCTTCTATATAGTAAACTCTACAATCATTAAATTCTTCATAGACTCTTTGTAATGTATCTAAGAAGGGTTTCAATACGTTATCCAAATCAGCTCGTTTATTAGACAAACCAACTTCAACGAAAAATGATACGGGGTTATCCTTAAAGGGCCATTCTACTCCAGTGAGCTCATCCCGTATATCATTCTGGTACTCTAAATACTCTCGGGTTTTATTCTTCCCCCGGTAGTACATCCTGTTCGCGCTGAACGCTTTCACTTTCAGCCTTACTTCTAATAGTCTCATATTCCTCCCAGGACGTCAACAATTCTAATAGACGTCTTGAAGTTGTTGGGTCTCCGGCGTTATGCCCTCGCCAAGCAGCGCGAACCCTACTCCACTGACGGGAGGAGGGTATACCGTTAAGTATTTTATC